TCTTCAGCCTCGATCTCACTCGGCTTCTCAATTTCTTCGTCAATCAATGCCATACTTACCTTTCCTGCCGAATTAACGGTTCTAGGATTCTTATAAAATGGAACGACTAAATGTTTTCCGTTCCGTTATGTTTGCGTTCAATAGCTAATTTCTCAGCCCGTTTACGCTCCCATGCGTCATAAGCTGTTGGGAATTGACCTGTAATCCCCTCTAACTTAAACATGGGTGTTGAGATTATGCGTTTAGCATCTTGTGAGCAGATTGGGCAAGCCCTTACTCGGACACTATCTTCCACATAAGCCTCGGTTACGTGATAATCCTCACAGCAGAACTCAAACATTCTCTTCATGTTGAAGCTCCTCAAAGGCTTTCTCACATATCTCCTTGCGCTGGAGAACCAGATTAAGAATATCTAACTGTCCTTTACGGAAATAAAGATCTTGTGTGTCCGTGACAGTAGATAAATCGTTTAAACTAGTCTTCAATGCTTGGAAATCTTCCATCAATAATGACCACCCTTTGGTAGCCATCATCGAAAACATCTCTTCATAGTAAACTTGTAGTTCTTTGTCCATTTGGAGAACCTTTTAGTTAATAATAACGAATACTACACCAAAATGTAGTACTTTGTCAAGCATTTTTATGCTTTTTGACGTTTATTCATCATTTGTAGGGTTGCAATACGCTCATTTGAGGCAATATCAGCCGCTTTTAGGTTAACTTGCTTCTCTTTTAGCATCACATCAGCCAATTTCAGGCGTTTATCGAAGTCACTGCTCTTGTCAATGTTCGTTGCAGCAGCCTGAATGATGTCAACTCGATGCTTTTCAGGGATCATCTGAGCCTCAATCAGGGCTTTCTGAGCCTCTGCCTGCTCCTTAGCAGCCTTGGCAGATACTTCTTGCACCTGAGCCTGCACCAACGCTTGTTGGAGCTGCTGTTGTTGCATGGCAACTTGCTGAGCCTGAGGATTAGGTTGACTCATTTTGTCCAAAGCCTGCATGAGTTCACCACGGTTGGACAAGGAACTGTTAGCCAGAATACCTTTGAGGATGATCGGGAGCACTGGAGTGTCAGGGCCAAGGGTTTGCAACAACCCAATAAACTGTTGTTGCTCGTATTCACGGGCCATAATTCCCAACACACCAGTAGGAATGAATTCCATATCCACAGACGGATAACGCTCAGGGGCAAACTGCATATAGCGGAAAGCAGCTTTCTTGATGAACGGAATCAGGAAGTCTTCCTGGAAGTTACTCAAGGTACGCTTGTACTTCTTGATAATTCCAGCCAACACCATGCTCATGCCACTAGCGCCAGCATCACGAGGAACATTGGTGGGCATACCAGATGCGTCCACAGTTCCCGTGGCCTGAAGCAGCATACGCTCAAAGTTCTGAGCAGCAGCAGCGTTGGTTCCATCCGTGCGCCCAAAGTTGAACGGCATCAGGATCTCTGACGGTGCGCCGTTGGTCAGGATTGCCTTACCGGGACGAACCTCAAACTTAGCACCACGAGGCAGTCGGGTAGCGTCCATAGCCACCATAGGGGCGGTGGTAAGGGCCATAGAGTCCAGCATGGAACGATACTGGCTGTCGATGGCTTTTTGCATATTGTAAGCCTTCTCAGCCGTACCACGACCCCAGAAACGACCAGGAACCGTATCGTCTTGATACGCTACCACAGGACGATCCTTCATCATGTATGGAGATGCTTCAGCTTTCAGCAAGATTCCATCATTGGCGATAACCACAATGGCTTCCACCAAGTTAGCATAATCTTCAGCCTGGGAACCTTCAGGGAACAACTCAACGTATTCGCCTTCTTTTTCACCTTCAAGATATTCTTTAGGAACCAGACCATAATAAGTCAACAATTTAACCTTATCATCTTGGTACTGAGTCTCATCTTGAGTAGGTTCTAGTTCTTGCGTACCATAATCAGACCCAATATCAACTTTTTTATAGGTTCCATTCTCCATCCCTTGCACGATCTTGTGCAAAGAGACATACTTCTCAATGGCAACACCCAGCGCATCTTCGATGCTGTCCGCATTGGGGTCAATCAGGAAGTTACGAGGATTCACTGGCTTCAAAGGCACACTGATGCGGCTATATTCCTCAACACCGATAGCTGCTGTACCTGCTACTCCAGGGATAGGCTTAGTAGCTGGACGGAAAGCCGTCACTTCCTTGACAAGAATCTCACCAATACCAGTTCCGTAGATCTCAGCCATGAGCTCAATAGCATCAACAGCTTTGATAATCTTGTCTTGTTTAAAATCTTCATTCAGTTTTGCTTTAATGTCTTCAACATCCAACGGATTACCATTCACATCCATGATGTCGTCTTTGATGTCAAAGAACTCACCTTGACCAAAAATAGCTTCCATAATCTCAGCGTGTCTGGTCTCAATGGCCTGCTGCGTAGCAGGAGACACTAGGCGACTACGCTCAGTCTCTTTGGTCTTATCAAGAGCATTCCAACGACCACGGAAGATACGCTCGTATTCGTCCCAGTCAGCCAGGAAGTTAGTATCTCGATAATCACGCCAACGGTTGGTATGCTCGATAACGAAATCTACCAGACCGTTTTCTTCTTCGGTTGGTTCCTCGTAACCTTCGTATTCATTTTCTTCCATTGTGTTTCCTTACCATTTAACTTTGTTAGCCCAGTAAGCAGCACTCATCTTACCTTTGGCAATATTCTTGGCATGACGAGCTTTGAAAGCCTCGTTACGGGCAGTACCGTCAGGAGAACCTTGAACACCTTGCTGACCAAAACGAATCAATTTAACTTCATCTCCATCTTTAGCTAATACAGCATGAGATTTAGTAGGGTGTCCTGGAGTGCGTTTAGGTTTGTTATAACCTTCAAACTCTTCTTTTCCTTTTTTAATCATCTTAATATCCTGCTATCGGGTCAAGAATCTCAAACTCATCTTCTTCGTAGTCAGCGTTATAGTTGGCTACAGCTAGTTGGTCCACATAACTCAGTGCATCCACTAAGTCATCATGCACACCATTGGTAGGGAACATGACGAGTTGATCCCTAAACTCAGTCCAATCTTCATTCTCATTGAAGCTAACTCGACCGTGCTCCATGCGTCCTTGCAGTGACCAGATAACTCGATCCACTTTCTTTTTGTTTCCGTGAGTAAGATCGTGTATATGGGCATAGATATTGTTCTTTCTCATCAAGTCGTTAAGATAAGGAAGCACTGCATTCTTCAATGCTCCTCGCTCAATACCGATAGCACTCGGTTGAAAGTCTCTGATAGCTTTTAGAATATTGACAGCAGTCTGTCTAATGTCCCATCTACCATGCTCAATGCTATGAACCCACCAATCACCGTTATCCAATAACTTAACAATAGCAATAGCAGTCTCATCAAGTTTCTTCTTGGCTGCTCCAGCATTCTTGGCTACATCCTCAAACCCAGCCAAGTCCACAGCAACATAGTAAGCCCCAAACTGAGGCTCCTTTGCTTCCTTGAACCACTCTTCCTTGAATACGTCAGCTCCTGCGGTATCGAAGGAACTCAGGTATTCCTGCTTAAAGGCAAAAGAACTGAGAGTCTTCTGAGCAGCCTCAATCTCCTTCGGATCAATGGTTTCATTGTCCTTGGTGGTAAAGTGCCAGCTCTTCCACTCCTCATCCTCTTCCTGCCCTAACTTAAACACATCGTAGAACCAGTTCCTCCCAGAAGGAGTGGATATAAACAAGGCTCTACCTTTTTTGTCAGACAAAGAAGCTCGGATAATCTTTTCCCAAACATCTTGCTTAACGAATGCACACTCGTCCAAGACCACATAAGTCAGAGACATACCACGCAAGGAATCAGGATTATCAGCCCCACGGATGAGAATCTTTCGTCCGTTTACCAACGTGATCTCAAGGTTGTTCACGTGACTGGACTTAATCACCGGCCTACCCAGCTCGTGGAGCAAGTCCCAGATAATCGACCTAGCCTGTCCCAGCGTAGGAGCGATATACATCACCGCTGAACCGTCAGGACAATTCAAACCCTCAATCAACAAGGTAACAGCAGACAACCTGGACTTACCGCATCGACGACCTGCTGCAACCACCTTGAATCGTTTCTTAGACCCAAATACTTCCTGTTGCCACTTCAGGAGTTGGAAATTAAGACTGGTCATAATCTTTTATTTCCACATCCGTGACATCTTCTACCATCTCAATAGGCTCATCAAGGCCAACAGAAGGGCTTTGGAGACCAGAAATGTTGATACTGATGCTTGGGGTACTACCGCCCTGCTTTGAAGCCTCAAAAGCTGAGACAGGAACAATCCTATCGACAATCAACTTCCAGGCAGCAGCTTGATTCTTATGTTCGTTATCCAAGGCAGCATCATAGATAGCTTCAAGCACCTTTGCGCTCTTGGGTGAATTCAGCATCCTGAGTTTGTACTCATTGATGATAGCCGTATCACCCTTGGGACGACCTATGACACCAGTATTCTTTTTCTTAAGGGCGACAATCTCACCCTTCTTGGGTCTTCCACGACCACGTTTCTTTGGTTCCGTTTCCATCTTTACCCTTCAAGGAGATGTTAAGACAAAAATTCTTACAGTGCCCTTATACTTTAATGTATACATTAATGTATAGATAAATAATTAATATTTAACATTAATGTATACTTTAACGTATTAGAGTACATTTAAGTATACTTTAATGCTTTTAAGTATACTCTAAAGATACTTTAGCATACTTTTATGCACTTGTCAAGCTTTTTATGACAAAAGTTTAAGATTTATTGTCTTTTTACTGATTAAGGCTTCACTTTATAGTCCCCATTAAGGGTGCACGTCTGCCGCTTCATAGTCTCCTTTTACAATATTATGTTAAATTATGTCTTCTGTGTCTATTTGTCTTTATCTTTCAATAACTTACGTTATCTTCATCTGTCCCCAATTAAATGTACTATTTGGTTACTTTTGTATACTCTTTTTTGTGTGCTTTAGGGGCTCCCGCAAAAGTAAACACTCCAGAGAAGACCCTCCCCCCTATGTAAGCACTCACTCACCTGGCCACTAATGACTCACTAGTCAGTAACTAAGTTAGTTAGCACTCACGTCACCAGAGTGCTAGTAAGTGCTCACTAACGCTAATGATAATGGATTCTCAATAAGGTTACTGACCAGTGGGTCAATAGTAAATGAGAATCATTCTCAATTGGGTGCAGGTGAGGGTCGGTGAAGGTGCTTCTAAAGGGTACTAGGGGTTTACCCTAACAATCCAGTCAAGATAGTTAACATCTAAAGTATCTAGCACAATAATGGTGCACTAACCTTGTGCATTGTCCTATAATGGTGCATAGGGCAAGAAGCGTGCCATAAAATGCACCATAAAAGCACAGTAAATTTATACATCAAAAGTATTGCAGATTATAAACTGTGACAATAAAGTATTAACTAAAATCTAAAACATAAACCTAAAGGTTCAATAAAAGCGGGTTGGCATGGTACGTGCAATATAAATAACGTCCGCAACGGACATTAACTTGCAAAGGATCAGCACCATGAACACACTCACATTCTGCACAACCCTGGATCGGGACACTCTCGATCCTATAGAATTCACTGTCACAGGTTCCCTGATGATCGGAGGCGAGCAGACACCTATCGGGTTGTCGTCTGCCAACTTTGACCGAGTGTTCGATGAGTTGTCCTACTGGACACGCCTCATTGATTCTGTCGATGTAAAATTCACAACTGTAATGTCTAACCTTTGAGGTCACCATGAAATACACATCACAAACTCAAGCGAAAACTTTTGCCACGGTGGCCGCAAACCGTCAAAAGCGCCATATCGGCCAGACCATTAAGACATCTTTATTTGGTCGCATGGTTGAGGGAAAAATCATTGACGTGCATCCGTTTGGTGTCGTTGACATTGAATTGCCCAGCGGGCAGTGCTATCGCATTTCCGGCTTGTCGTTGTCAGTTTAATTTTTTACAAAAACACGCACATGAAATCATCAATCCTGGACTACATACTAGCAATCGCAATCGGCCTCTGCCTGACAATGGCTGCTCTGGCGTATTTTGACGTTTTAACCAAGTGAGGGAAGCATGAAACAGTTTGTTGTCTACAAATCCAACGGGTCTATGTGGAAAGCAGGGACGACCATTATTGGCCTGTGCTCTGCTTATAACCATGCCACAGACCCGAGTCTGTACCTGAGCGACTCAGACCACAAGCGATCCTATGCCTATGCACGAGCGATCAAGGCTAGAATGTGTCGCATAGGGTTTGTGCATGGCACACACTATGTCGAAATGTCTAATGGCGCATTGTGGCCTCTAAAGACTTTAGACCAGTAAACATTTCAACCGATAGCCTCACGTGTGGGGCTTTGGGGTGCGATGTTGCATCACTCACTTATCAAGGATTGATACCATGAAACACTCATTCTTTTCGTTGAAATCACCGATACATTCGGAGGCGAGGCTAACTATTCTTGGGTCACACGACACAAGGTCAAAGCTTCAACGATTAGGGGTGCCATTGTCCGTATCAATCGTGATTCTGGCCTTGGGTTTCACAAGGTCAACGATTACGGGGACACCACACGATACAATAGCAAATCAGGTGCAACCTGTGCATTTGTAGAGCCCTGGGAGGATGCAACACATAATTTTTCCAATGTAAACCTGTCCCTGTCTTAAATTCAACTTGCAAAGGATATGCAATCATGAAAACAATCGATAGTAATGCTTTTGAACGTGTGCGTAATGACGTAAACGGAAACCCTCGTTATGTGTGCCATTTTCTGTCCCTTGACGTACACGGGTCTGACAAGGGTATTGGATACGGGCTGTCAGAGCGTTACGCCATGGCCTGTAAGCTTGCCAATAAAGCCGGTGGACGCAAATACCATAATAAATCTTATGGGGGTGGGATTGTGTTTCAATCTTATAGCCTGGATGAATTGTGTGATTGTCTTAATCGTTTAATGGCTAAAGAGGTGCAAGCATGAACGTATTAAACACCTATATTTTTGAATGGACACCACCGAATATGAGCACACCTGTGGACGTGACAATAGCTTTTGAGTACCATTGGCGGTACGATTCAAAGTCGAATAGTGAATACGAATGGGCAGACCCTTATATTGAGGCTGTCTACCTGGGAGATGTTGACATTATGCCAATAATGGACACAATGGTGACAGAGAAGGCCATGGATGCCTACTATAAGCACATCGAAAGGGAGAAAAATGAGCAATACTGAGCGTATAATCTGGCTTTTGGGGTCAATTGCTGCTGTGGCCTTGTCCGGGGTCATTGGTTATCGTCTGAGCACGTATTACAATGACGTGGAACACCAGGGAGCACAATCCCGATGTTATTCCACCCGGCACTCAGACGCCTATGTTGCTAAATTGGGGACAGATGAGTTTGTGTGCTTCAGGGAGGACTATAATCGCAAGAAAATCACTAAATCCCTGATTGTCATGCCAGATCGACCACTAGAATAGCCCTAAAAGCCCTTAAACGGGCCCAGGAGCGATTATTTTAAGGTAGGTAAGGGGTGGGTAGCCACTTAGCCTAAAAACGTCTTAAATCGAGGATTTTAACATGAGTAAACACACACCAGGGCCATGGTTTGGATACAAAGACCAAGGGGTTTATACTGATGAAGAGTACGAAAGCCCTATCTTTGAAACAGGGTGCGGATGCTGTTCTAAGAACACGCTGACCGAGGAGGATGCTCGCCTGATCGCCGCCGCGCCTGAATTGTTGGAGGCTCTGCAAACCATGGTCAAGGCATTCCACACATACGCGCCAAAGACGGAAGGCGCTGAGTACAACTGTGTGATCAACGCCCGCGCCGCCATCGCCAAAGCAACAGGAGAACAATGATGCGTTGTCAATGCTGTAATGAGGTTTTAACTGATTTTGAATCAACTAGGAGGATAAGACATACCAGGATTTACTTTGACCTATGCAATCCTTGTTTTGCATCCATTGACACTAACCTGCCGGTGGCTGAACGTAAAGACCTTGCCACTGGTGGGGACTTTGATGACCATCTGAGCACCGAAGGGACAGAAGACGTACTATATAATAACTATAGAGTACTTAGAAGCATAGAAGACATCAATGATTAATAAATCATTAATGTTTATTGTCTTATATTAACTTTAAAGATAAAGGGGTAACCATGGAAAACGAAAGCACTGATGAATTGATGCAATTGATTGAAGAATCATGGTATTGGTCAACGATTAATGATATTGTCGATATTTTTGACAAATACGGGATGGATAACGTCCTTGCAGACGTTGGGAACATGAAGATTCAAAGAGAAGAAGCTAAAAGCAATAAATTAGAGGAAGACATCTAATGTTGTTGTCTTTCTTTGTTTTTGTCTTAACCATCATTAAACTGTCACTTAAGTGACACTGGAGTACTTATGAAAGTCATCATGGAATACACGTTGCCAGAGGAATCTTTCCTGCTCAAATGTGCCGAGGAAGCGGTGAGCAACAGAATGCTCCTAGAATCGATTAAAAGCACCCTAGGATCGCATGAAAACTATGGGGTAGGGGCTGAGATAGCCCTACAGGAAATAAAGGCTCAGATGAGGGGTTTTAAATGAATGTTTCCACCAGCGACATGATGCAACAATGTGTCGCAAAACCTTAGGAAAAACGACATGAGCATAGAAGCAATGAAACAGGCGCTGGAATACGTTCAGGAATTTAAGTCATTGTGGTGGAAAGTTCCTACGTTTGCCAACCGCGTAAACAAAGCAACGCGAGAAGCAATTTCGTTTGCACACAACCCTATATTTCAACTTGAAGACGTTCTACGCCAAGCCATCGCAGAGGCAGAGAAGCGTCATTATTGTCCTGAATGGGACTTTCTTGAAATCACAAAGGATGATCCTGAGTTTGAGGCATGTCTTTGCTTTTCTCAAAAGCCAGATGCTTGGGTTGCTGATGTAGGCGAACCACCGACTGAGGAAGAGAAGCAAGAGCACATCACAGATGGGTCTACTTGCTGGTGTGGGCCTGAAACTAACTATACAGACCCTGAAACAGGGGCTTCTGTGATCGTGCATAGGGAGCCGCAATGAGGCAAGAAGCAATTGAACTGATTGTGGCACTCAAGGGGCACACTCTGCCTAAAGGGGCTGAAAACGCTTATAACAGGTTTTGTAAAGCCATAGCAGAAGAAGAGAAGCAGGACGTTGAGCAAAGCTCAACTGAATCGAAAGAAACTTTCGATCAGCCGGTGGCGTGGATGTGGCGTTGCAAGCCTTATTGTGATTGGCCGAACTGGTCTGTTTCTTTGAAACGTCCAGCAGACTCTGGTCGTGACGGCCACCAGCGAACAGAAGGCTACGAGGACATTCCCCTCTACACCACCCCATTGAATCCATTGGATTCAATTAAGTCCAGCAATACGCTGGACGCACAACCACAGCGTGAATGGGTTGGGCTGACGGATGAGGATGAAATTGATTGGGATGGCGGCGACTTAAAGTCCCTTGTCAAAGCCATAGAAGCCAAATTAAGGAGTAAAAACCAGTGATCCACGATACCACCTCAGAATTCGTCAGGCACATCGCCTGTGAACACTGCGGATCCTCTGATGCTAATGCTCTCTACTCAGATGGGCACACCTACTGCTTTTCCTGTGGGGTGATAGAATCCTTAGAAGAAGCAGTTGCTAGTTATCAATCTAAACCGAAGCCAGAAATGAAAACTGAAGGCGAAGTTAAACCGATCCCCGATAGAGGGATCACCAGGGACACCTGCGAGCATTACAAAGTCACTCAGACAGGTCAGAAGCATATTTATCCGTATGCTGATGAGACTGGTGCTTATGTGGCCTCCAAGGTGCGTACAGTGGCTAATAAGACCTTCTCGGTGGAGGGACATTGGGGTAAATCTACCCTATTCGGTCAATCCCTGTTCCACAAGGGTGGCAAGTACGTCACGCTGGTGGAGGGTGAACTGGACGCACTAGCGGCCTTCCAGATGCTGGGTAGCAAGTGGCCTGTGGTGTCTATCAAGAATGGTGCTCAGAGTGCCTTGAAGGACTGTAAAGCTAACTTTGAGTGGTTGGACTCCTTTGACAGCGTGGTGATCTGCTTTGATGCTGACGAACCTGGGAAGAAGGCAGCAGAGGAGGTAGCAGAACTGTTCGGCGTTAAGGCCAAGATTGTTAAACATATTCAAGATTGTAAGGATGCCTGTGATTATCTTAAATCTGGTGAAACGAAGTCTTTTGTCGATTCTTGGTGGAAGGCTGAGACGTATGTCCCTGACGGAATTGTTGCTGCCTCGTCACTCTGGGATGAAGTAAGCAAACCAGAGCAACCTGCGGAGGCTCTGTACCCCTTCAAGGGGCTGAACTCTCTGCTGTATGGGTTCCGACCTGCTGAACTCGTTACAGTCACCGCAGGCTCTGGGTTGGGTAAAAGTCAATTCTTGCGAGAGATCCTCTACCATATTCTGAACACCACGAAGTGGAACATCGGCGGTATGTTTTTGGAGGAATCTGTGAGGAAGACTGCCAGGAGCATTATGAGCTTGAGAGCTAACAAGCTCCTGCACCTGCCCGACACCAAAGTATCAACAGAGGAGTTACATGATGCTTTCCAGCATACTCTTGGGACTGATCGTATTTATCTTTTTGACCATTTCGGTAGCACTTCTGCTGACAACATTATTAATCGCATCCGGTACATGGCAAAGGCTTGTGATTGTCGGATTGTATTTCTCGATCATTTATCTATCATCATTTCTGGTCAAGATAACGGAGACGAGCGCAAGGCCATTGATGTAATGATGACTCGCCTGCGTACACTTGTGCAGGAACTTAATATTACTTTGATTGTTGTGTCGCACCTGAAGCGTCCTAACGGCAACCAAGGCCATGAGGATGGGCAGGCAGTGTCTTTGAGTCAACTGCGAGGCTCGGGAGCTATTGCACAGCTCTCAGACGCTGTGATTACCCTGGAGCGTAACTCCATGAGTGCAGACGCTACTGAGAGGCATACCACCAAGGTAGCAGTGGCGAAGAACCGCTACAGTGGTCTCACTGGGCCTGCCTGTGATCTGCGTTATGATGTGGATACTGGTAGAATGTTTGAAGTTAAACTGGAGGATCTATGACACAGGAAAAAGCAGTTAATCCTTTTATCCTTGCGGAGGAGGAATATGCACGTAAATGGGACACTATCTTCGGTAAGAAGGATGTAGAAAAGATCGTAGAGGATGCTCAGAAGTATCTTGCTAACGAAGCATTGAATAAGAAGGCAGAAAATGCTAAGGAATTAGGATTGAACTATGATTGAACACATAATCGTAGGAGCTACAGGTGTGGGTTACGCTATCGTAGGCACTCTCCAGTGGCTCAAAGGGGATCTACCTAATGGTATGATCTGGGTTGGTTACGCTTTTGCCCAAGTGGGGCTATGGATGAACTTAAAATGATGGACATTGACACATTAGTTGGAAGGTTAATCGACCTGGAAGGCAAGTATTATGAGTTACAATCCAAGTATCAGACGCTGATCCACCAGTACGAGGAACTGAAAGCAAGCCATGAAAATAGCGTTGGACATCGAGACGAACCTGTTACACAGTACGATCCATTTACTCGTCACAAAACACCTTGAAACCGGAGAAGTTAAAGTATGGAAAAATCCAAATGGCCTAAACGACTATCTAAGCAAGGCTACACTCCTGATAGCTCACAATGGGATCGGATTCGACTTCTTTCACTTGAACAGGTTATGGAATACGAAGATCGGATTGAAGAAGACATACGACACATTAGTAGCAAGCAGGCTCTTAGAGCCAACGAGAGAGAACGGACACAGCTTGGAAAGCTACGGAAAGCAGAGCGGTACTCAAAAGATTGACTACCCTGCTGTGTGGTCTTGGATGATGAACAGACGAGAGGAGTATCCTGGTGAATGTTTTGATAAACCCATTGATGGGCTGCTTGAGCACTACTGCATCCGAGATGTTGACGTTTTGGAAAAAACGTATGAGTTTCTGACACTTTCGCTGGAGAAAAAGGGATTCTCTTCTGAGTCGCTGGAACTAGAGCACCAAGTGGCAGCAATCATTGCTCAACAAGAGCGTAACGGATTTAAACTGGACACAATCCATGCAACCTGTTTACTTACTGACCTCAAGACAAAACTGGCTGGAATATATGAGCAAATGCAGGAGAGATGGCCTCCAGTCACCTTTGAGCGAGTCTCAGAAAAGACAGGAAAGCGACTCAAGGACGAGATCATTACCTTCAATCCTGGATCACGAAAGCAAATCGGAGAAAAGCTGATTGAGCTTGGATGGAAGCCTAAGAAGTTGACCCCAACAGGACAACCTTTGGTAGATGAGGACACTTTAAGGGGAGTTTTGTTCCCCGAAGGGCAAATAATTGCAGACTATTTTCTCTTGCAGAAGAGGATTGCTCAGATAGAATCTTGGTTAGAAGCTATGGGACCAGACGGACGAGTACACGGCAAGGTTATCACCAACGGGGCTGTGACAGGACGTATGACTCACTCTAAGCCTAACATGGCTCAGATCCCTAACGCTGGTAGCTTGTATGGCCCTGAATGTAGACAATGTTGGACGGTAGAAAATGGTAATGTATTGGTTGGTTGTGACGCTAGCGGCCTTGAGTTACGTATGCTTGCTCATTATATGAAGGATGAAGATTATGTACGAACTGTCACTGAAGGATCATCTAAAGATGGAACAGATGTTCACACAGTTAACCAACGAGCAGCGGGACTTGCTACACGGGACCTTGCTAAAACTTTTATCTATGCGTTCCTCTATGGCGCAGGAGATTCAAAGATTGGCTCTATCGTTGGAGGCAGTGCAAGAGATGGAGCTGCTCTCAAGGACAAGTTCCTCAAGCAAACCCCGGCTCTTGGACAACTACTTTCCAGGGTTGCAGGATTCTCTGCCAAAGGTTACGTACCTGGACTAGATGGACGTAGGATCTGGGTACGATCTGAACACGCAGCTCTTAACAGTCTCCTACAAGGTGCAGGGGCTATTGTGATGAAGAAGGCACTGGTGATTTTTAATGATAAAATAAAGCTCAACAAGTGGCCTGTGAAGATGGTCGCTAATGTTCACGATGAATGGCAGTTTGAGGTTCCTGCTCAGTTGGCTGAAGTGACTGGAGAGGCTGCAAAGCAATCCATCATTGAGGCTGGTCTGTTTTATAAACTACGTTGTCCTTTGGACGGAGAATACAAATATGGAGCCAACTGGCGAGCTACCCACTGATTACGATGCTAGAATCGTGATTGACATTAAGGGTGAGAGTTTCATGGTGTCGCATACACGCAACATTGAAATGGATCAAATTTACATGATTCTATTAACTGCGATAGAATACATAGAAGAGCACGAGTTCCAACTTAACCAAGTTAGGACTCTTAACTGACAGTCTGGAAAGACAGACGTTTTATTAACTTTCAAAGGAATTGAAAAATGAGTGATCTTAAACCCGTTAAAATCTCTGGAGAGCTGTTCTGGTCTAAATGGATGGCTGAGTTCAATAAAGCTTTTAACGCTGACAACGACCGCTATGAATGCGTGATCGGTAACATCCCTGACGATGATGTGGCTAAGCTTGCTGGCCTTGGTATCCGTGTGAAACACAAGGACTCCCAAGGTAACTACATTGTTATCAAGAGCAAGTTCTTGTTCAAGCCCTTGGACAAAGAGGGCAATCCCGTGGCAGTTGATGCTATCGGTAATGGTTCCAAGTGCGAAGCTCTCGTGAGTGCATACAAGCACAAGATGAGTGCTAAATTCGGTATGTCACCCAGCATCGTGGGAAACTCTGAGAAAACCTTCTTGACTGTGACTGAGGTTCGTACCTATGTCCCAGACGCTAAAGAAGACGATGATCTCATCTGAGCTTCCCAAGCTAGCTCTTATTGACGCAGACGTTATCGTTTATCGGGTAGCGTTTGCGTCAGAAGAGGAGACAGAGGAAATCTGTTTTGCAAGAGCTAAAGAACTCATCTTTGAAATAGTTTATACGGAACTAAACTGCGATGACTATAAAGCCTATCTCACCGGCAAAGGGAATTTTCGACAAATGGTGGCGACAACAGCCCCATACAAAGGAAACCGAAAAGACTTCCAAAAGCCAAAGCACTACGATGGACTCAGAGACTACCTCCAGCGACTCGGAGCAGAACTCGTCGAAGGACAAGAAGCCGATGATGCCATCGCCATCGAAGCCACGAAAGAGCAAGACAAATGCTGGATAGTCTCGATTGATAAAGATTTCGATCAGGTCAAAGGCTGGCACTATAACTTCGTTAAGAAGGAAAAGTACTATGTCACGGAAGAGGAAGGAATCCGTAGTTTCTACACTCAGATTCTGACCGGAGATCGAACAGACAATATCATCGGCATCAAAGGCATTGGCCCTGTCAAGGCTGAGAAGATCTTACAAGACTGTAAAACAGAAAGGGAACATTATGATGCTTGTGTTAAAGCGTATGATGGTAATATTGAGCGAGTTACCGAAAACGGTGTACTGTTATGGTTAAGACGCCATCCAGACCAGTTGTGGCTTCCTCCTTTACCCTCGCAGGATTCGACTGGACAGTCAGGCACGTTGAGGGACTTAGCGATTACGGAATCTGTGACCCCAGTAGTCAAGAAATCAGAATCAAAGCAGGAATGAATGAGCAAATGACTCAGCAGACCTTCTGTCACGAGTTAGTTCATGCAATTCTGTTTACGATGGGTAAGACCAACCATGATGAGGAATACACTGATGCTTTTGGGTCTTTGTTGCATCAGTATGAGAGGACTAAGGCATGAAGACTTCTAGTGCCAAAGCTAAAGGACGGAACCTACAGAAGTGGGCAGCAGCAAGGCTTCTAGAACACGCTCCAGAGCTTGAATTAGACGATATTAAGTCTACCTCTATGGGTGCTGGTGGGGAGGACGTAATGCTCTCTCCTGCGGCTCGTAAGATATATCCTTGGCAACTTGAGTGCAAGAGTTATGCTCGTATCGCCGTGTATGACTTTTACAACCAAGCCTGCTCACACGGAACTTATGAGCCTGTGGTATTCATTAAACAGAATCAGTGTAAGCCTCTTGTGGTCGTTGATGCTGATTATTTTGTAAGGAACTTCAGAAATGCAAGTACACCTAATACGTGAAAATGAAGACGGTTCAGCAGACTTTTCTTTTGACTTAACAAGCGAAGAAAGACAAAGTTTATTGTTGTACGGTATTATGCAGGCTTTAAAAGCCGCAGTTGAGGAAGGAATAAAATATGACCCAGGTGAACTTAGTGTGGGTGACACCACAAGCGGAGGAGAAGATAGCGTACATGGCGAGGGTAAGCAATCCAGCGAACCAGAACAACCCTCAGACGGCTTCAAAACTTCTCAAGTACTTGGTTAAGAACAAGCACTGGAGTCCATTTGAGATGGTCAATGTCTGCATGGAGATTGAAACCACCAGAGACATTGCTCGTCAAATCCTGAGACACCGGAGCTTCAGCTTCCAAGAGTTCAGCCAGCGTTATGCTACGGCAGAGGCTTTTGAGACTCGTGAGTGCCGTAAGCAGGACATGGTTAATCGCCAGAACAGTCTAGCCCTAGACATCTATGGCAACGAGAATGATCGTTACCTAGCCACTTGGTGGGACGGAGTGCAGCAGAGACTGACCAAGGAGGCTGAGTTTCTGTACGAGGCTGCTCTCAATAAAGGTATCGCTAAAGAGGTAGCACGAGCACTTCTTCCTGAAGGTCTCACAGGCTCTAAACTGTACATGAATGGAACCCTGCGTAGCTGGATT